TGCCGCTTTAGGAAATGGATTTGGTCCTAAAGGCGAAGAGACCGCGTGGGGCGCGCATCAGCAAATGTATACGCCATTGGCCCAGCTTGCTATGACAGCTGAGACGCGTGGTCAGAACAGCCTTGTAAACTATTCCCCTCTCAATGCTGAATTGCAGGCCAAAATCAACAAACTTGATCAAGGTGCTACAGAAGCAAATCGAGTAGGTGATACAGAAAAAGCTCAGCAGGCAATCGACGCGAAGAAAGCTGCCTACGATACATGGCAATATGCCCCTCAAAAAGCTGTGCTACTGCCACCTGAGTTTACACGCACTGATTATGCTGGCGGGATGCCAGATTATATGCAGAGCATTATAAAGCCCCAAGAAGGGACAGCATCTGAATATCCTTTGGTCCATTACAGCACTGATCCAAATTTAACAGTCACTGACCCATCAATGTATGGAACAGGGATCAAAGGTTTAGAGCGCAGCCGAGTTCTGAAATCGCCAACAGCAGTTAAAGAGCGCAGTTATTTTTACACTGGAACGCCAGATACAGTTACGCCAGAAGCTGGCTTGGGATCTTATGGCTATACTGCTCAAGGCAAAAACCTTTATGATATTGCCCAAGATCCTTTGAATCTAATCACATTGACTAACGAGGCAAATCGCACTCCTTGGTCATCTAATTTCAATCCTGGCGTTATTGATAGAACGCAGGCAGCAAATGACCTTGAGCGCTTAATTAAGCAATATGGTTATGAAGGCATGGCCAATACAAAGGCGGCATATCCAATGGCTATTAAATTCGGTCCAACAGAAGTTCAGCGGTTTGCGAAAGGCGGACAAGCGAATGTCAAAAGAGATGTTGATAATACTGCTCATAATATTCCTGTTAATACTGTAAACGTCGATAAAGTCGTCTCTGCGGTACGAGAAGTATCTGATATTGCTCGCGAAGAAAACATCAGCCGCAATCAGCTGTCGACAATGATCATGGCAGCAAGTGGGGCATATATTCCTAAGATTCGTGCGAATAAGTATGCCGAGCAGATTTTAAAGAAAGACATTGTGGGCGTCGTGAATCGCCTGAGAGTCTATCCCAACTCAGTAAATGTTCTTAATAGGCTCGTGCATATCCTCGACGGCAAGGAAAAGCTTCATAACGAGCCCCCATTCGGTCCAAGGGCCAAGAAAAGTTTTGGGGAAAAGCATCAGGCCATGGCTAAAGATCTGGCGGCGCAAGCTATGAAAATGCCAGCGAATAAGGCACATTCTAAAGTCAGTAAGGCATTATCGAAGATCCATTCTGCGTTGTGAGGGGAGTTACAATGTATCAGGATATTTTGGAAGAGCTTGTCGCCAAGCTTAAAGACGATGCGGCATTAATGAATGTCGCGCAGACCATACAGCAAAACAGCACTATCAGGTCATTCGATGATCAGATCCCGTCAGAGTTGCTCGATCCAGTCATCGAAGAGATCACATCGAAGGGCTGGAATTATGGCTGGCGGTCGAGCAAAATGCTCGGTTATGGACACTGGAATATCGTCCTGAGCGATTCAAAGGTTGAGCGCGACGAAGTTTACCACGAAGTGTCTGACGAAGTTCGAAAGCTTTGGGATTACATCCAGCCTCGGTTTATGCCGACCACACCCGTGTTGGTCCGAGCCTATGCCAATGCTCATACCTATGGCGTGGAAGGCTATATCCACGTTGACAGTAAATTCCCTGATGATCAGACCTGCGTCATTTACATCGAGAAAGATTGGCAGCCTGAGTGGGCTGGCGAGACCATGTTCTTCGATGACGACGGCGATTGCATCAAGGCCGTTTCACCCAAGTTTGGGCGCATGACGATCTTCCCTGGCAATATCAAGCACTGCGGTCGTGGCGTCAGCCGAGTTTGCCCCACGATCCGCCGCGTCCTCGTTTTTAAGGCCAAGCCCCGTGACTGAAAAGCGACACCTGCTCTTCGCTGCTTTAAAACGATTAGGGGCATTCCGTCGGATGCACCAGTCACATATTGGTAAGACACTTGGCGAGCACCTGATAAACACTTATGATGACCTCAAGCGAATGGGGGCTGATGAGGATGTTGCAGTCGCTGGTGGACTTCACTCGATATATGGGACCAACGCATTTAAGCACGCTACTGTTCTGCCTAGTCAGCGCGGGATAATCCGTGGCTTGTTTGGTGAGCGGGCGGAGCGTCTTGCTTGGCTATTCTCGAACGCAAATAGGCCAGTCGGGCTAGAGACTGGAAAGTTGGTTTATTATAAGACTAATGAGCCTATGGAAGTTTCTGACGAGGATCTTGAGGCACTTAAAATCATAGAGATAGCCAACTTGATAGATAATGGGGTAAAATTGGATAAATACCCTAACCTCAGCCGCAGGCATGAAGAATTAAAGGCATTGATATGAGCGATCAAAATATTCGCGCGCTTGCTGCGTCGTTACTTAAGCATTATGTGGCTGAGAAGGGATCTTCGATCAGCTCAAAGCTTAACGAGCTTATCGACAATAGTAAGCTTGATCGCCCAGAGCCAAAGGTCATACCGCTCATCACAGCGGAAGAGCGCAGGCTCTTAAACCTGCTCGGTGGGGCTTATGCCAACATCCATGAAGGCAAGACAGTCTATCTGATCGGCCAAGGCTGCGGGGGCGATGGCGATGGTGGCGGCGGTGATGGCGGCGGCGGCGGCGATGATGGCGATGACGGCGATGACGCGGCAGCGGCAGATGCAGCACCAACAGCGACCAACACCGATACATCAACAAACACAGATGCACTTGCTAATGCAGTGAATGCGGCTCCAAGCCTAGGGCAATCGGTTGATCAAGCAGCTTTGGACGCAGTGGATGTAAATACTCAAGATCCAAACGCTGATATGATGGATATGGCGGCAAAATCTGATGCCCGCGCCTCTGATCTTCCAGCTGGCACTATTTCTGCAAACGCAACAGACTTCGCAAGTAACATGGCGTTTAATTCAACGCCTGCTGCTAATCAATCAGCTAACCTTGGCAACGTATATGGTTCAAACGTAACAGACGTATCTAATTTTGCTGGCCCGACAGATCTCGGTGCGTTTGGCCAAAATGCGTCAATGTCAACATCTGGACCGCTCGGCAATGCTTCATACAGCGATTTTAGCCAAGCAGCGTCGCCAAACACATCTGCTCAATCCAGCAATTTTGATTTAAGTGGCTTTGTCGGCCCAAATGGCGAGCAGGTCGCGCAAGCAACAGACTTGACTGGGCCAAATACAACATCGACAGGCTGGACATCTAATGCGACGACAGAGCTAGGCGCATTGCAAGACGCTCTGAACGCTATCAATTCTGATCCCAATGTTGCAGCTGAGTTCTCAGCCAAAGGGATCACAGCCTCCTCGATTCAGAATGCGATCAACAGCTATTCTAATCCTACAACGACTACACCTACATCATTCGTTGATGTCCCTGTTTCGGTTTCTACACCATCAAGCAATACATCTGGTGGATCATCTGGGTCTGGCAGTGGATCGTCATCTTCATCATCAATTTTATCTAACCCTGTCCAATATTTAACAGATAAAGCGGTCAATGCGCTCAATAATCCAGGCACAACAGCTACTAACGTAGCCGTGGGAATGATACCTGGAGTTGGTATTGCAAACACCCTTTCAGGTTTATTGGGTGGGCCAACAGTAGGCGGGACATTATCTCAGATCCTAAACGGCACGATTGGATCGCCCACCACATCTGAATCGGTCAGTGGTGCTGGAATATCTGGCGGTGACGGCGGATCAAATCAACTTCCGCCAACTCAATTGACCGCATTACCAAACTCAACGGCAGTGACAACAGCGCCTGCATCGGCTTCCCCACTGTCGTCTGTTTCGACTCCAACGACAACACCAACCACAACAACAACGTCTTCAGCTTCGCCATTGACACAACTTGCTTGGAATTACAACGGCTTACCATCAAATCTAAATACTTACGGGCAAGGGCCTGAATATACATTCTTTACAGGCAATTCAGTCCCAGCTCCGACAACAGCTCAAATCACATCACCATTGGGCGGCGTAACAGCTGCTGCTCGCGGTGGGTTTATTGAGCCAATGAAATTTGCCCAAGGTGGGGCAGTTTATCAGCCTTCAGTGCCACAGCCTCATGGCTATCCAATTGGCTATAACTTCCCCAATATGGCATACACAGATGGCGCTGGCCCAGTGGGTCAAGTCGCCGCACAACCAGGTATGTCGCCTGGTGAGGCGGTAGGGATGGATGGGCTCCTCTCCTCCCCGCAAGCTCCTAGCCCTGCCGCCTCAGCTCCCAATTTGAGCCAAAACGGGCCAAATGTTAAAATACAAAACCAAAATGGTGTGCCTGCACCATCTCCAATAGCACAAAACCCAAATGTCTCTGCTGACTTGGGCCTCTCGCCTTTGTCAATGTTAAATAGGAATCAGTGATGGACGACGAAGATCAGACACAAGATCAAGATCAAAACCAAGATCAGGACCAAGATCAAGGTGGGTTCGACGCTGACCTAGAGATTGGGGATACGGAAGTCGAAGAGAATGACGACGGATCCGCCGTTGTATCCGTTTTGATACCCGACGCCACAAAGAATGCCGAGTTCTATTCCAACTTAGCGGAAGAGGCGATCCCTGAGCAGGAGCTGAACGTAATATCTCAGACGCTGCTTGAGTTGATCGAGCGCGATAAAGAATCTCGCAAGCTCCGCGACAAGCAATACGAAGAGGGATTGCGCCGCACTGGCTTGGGTGGTGATGCGCCTGGTGGGGCCAACTTCCAAGGGGCATCGAAAGTCGTTCACCCCATGTTGACGGAAGCCTGCGTTGACTATTCCTCGCGCGTCATCAAAGAAATATTCCCTCCTAACGGGCCAGTGAAAGAATTTATTCCTGGCGACGTGACAGTTGATAAGCTTCAAAAAGCTGATCGTAAACAAAAGTTTATGAATTGGCAGCTCACTCAGCAAATGGTTGAGTTCAGGTCTGAGCTTGAGCAAACACAAACACAAGTCCCGCTCGGCGGTGTTCAATACATGAAACTCTTTTGGGATGAAGATAAGGCGCGCCCAGTTGCCATGTTCATTCCAATTGATGACATCTATTTGCCCTACAGCGCCACAAGCTTTCATAGCGCTGAGCGTAAAACACACGCCCAAAACTTAACCAAATTCGCCTTTGAAAAGCGCGTCAATTCTGGTTTTTACCGAGACATCAATCTTTCGACAGCCCACGAGCCTGATCTGACAGCTCCTGAAAAGGCAAATCAAAAGATCGAGGGTAAAGAGGCCACATCTTATAATGAAGATGGCTTACGCACAGTATTTGAAGTTTCTTGCTATCTAGATATAGAAGATAACTTCGGCCTTGCCCCATATCTTGTCTCGATCGACGAATCAACACGCAAGGTGGTTGCGCTATACCGCAACTGGGATCCAGATGATCAGCAGCAGCAAGAGCTGCAACACATCATTGAGTTCCCATTCGTGCCTTGGCGTGGAGCATATCCGATTGGCTTGCCCCACATGATCGGCAGCTTATCGGCGGCAGCGACAGGTGCATTGCGTGGCCTTCTCGATAGCGCGCACATCAACAATTTTCCTGGTATGTTAAAGCTCAAGGGCGGAAGCCGAGGCGGTCAGTCGGATCGAATTGAGCCAACGCAGGTGACTGAGATTGACGCGCCTGTGGGTGTTGATGACATTCGCAAGATTGCGATGCCCATCCCATTCAACCCACCAAATTCGGTGCTCTTCAACCTGCTTGGGTTTGTCACTGATGCGGCAAAGGGCGTCGTTCGCACCACGTTTGAGGATCTGCAACAGGCTAGCCCAAATCAGCCAGTCGGGACAACGATGGCCTTGATCGAGCAGGGCATGACTGTGTTCTCGGCGATCCATGCGCGCCAGCACGCAGCTATGGCCAACCTGCTTCGCATTCTGCACCGCATCAATGCCAAGCATCTCGATGACAAATATATCCGTGACGTTACGGGCGAGCAGATGGTTTATACCTCTGACTTTGAAGGCCCAATTGATGTCGTCCCTGTATCTGATCCTAACATCTTCTCGGAAGCGCAGCGCATTGCCCAGATGCAGGCAATCATGCAGCGTGCGGATGCACATCCTCAGCTCTATGATCAAACTAAAGTTGAGCAGATGTTCCTTGAGCGCACCAAGGTTCCAAATGCAACGGATCTTTTGAACAAGAAGCCAGAGCCTCAAGAGCTAAATGCGGTTAATGAAAATATAGCATTGACTCTCGGCAGGCCTACTGCTGCGTTCCCTGAACAGGATCACCTTGCCCACTTGCAGGTTCATCTCGACTTCTTAAAGTCACCAATGTTTGGATCTAGCGCGTTAATGGCTCCTACACTGATTCCTGGTATGCTTCAGCACGTTAAAGAGCATTTAGTGCTCTGGTATGCACGAAGCCTATATGAAGCGGCCAGCCAAGCCGCAGGTGCGCCACTTGAGGAGCTTATGGAAAAGAAAGATCCTGAAATCGCATCCGAAATGGATAAAACACTGGCGATGGCAAGTCGGGCTTATATGCCTAAGATCGAGCAAAGCATCCAAGGCATACCGCCTGTGATCCAGCAGGCAATGCAAGTTATGCAACAGTTTGCGCCTAAGCCACCTCAAGATCCAACAACTGTTCTTATGGCTGAAACTCAGCGTAAGGCAGCTGCGGATAAGGCTACAGCGCAAAATAATCAGCAGAAGATCATGATTGAGCAGCAAAAGAATCAGATCGACGCTGAGCAAGTGCGTATGAAGCAACAACAAGATACAGCTGATATTCAGGCGAAACTCATGATAAATCAAGAGGATAACCAGTCAGCTAAAGAGCTTGCTGTCTTTGAGGCCGAGCAAGGACAGAAATCGAATCTTAGAACAGGACACGGCCTTTCAACCCACCACGGAATATGAGGATCAAAATGGACGACAGCCTTCTCCCCCAACATAAGCGCCTTGCTATGGGTATGCCAGTCAATGGAATGCCCAAAGGCACAAAAACCGAAGCTTCAACCGCCACAAGCGAAAAAAAAATGCAAGCTCCTGTGAATAAAAGCAAAAAACTTGAGTCTGGTAAGAAATAATTCTTAACTTGCGGGGGCAAATATGATTGAAATCCTATTGAGCAAACTGATTGAAGAAAAAAATCAGTCTGCTCATAGAGCCATGCAAGCTCACGGCGAAGGCTCGCCATTTGATTATGGAAGATATGTGGGCGTTTACGCGGGTCTAGACAGAGCAATTCAGCTCTTAGAGGAGACCTTAGCAGGTGATGAAGGAGATAGGGAACATGACCAAAGCCGTCGTGTTAGAAAAAACTGGCCAAGATGGGAATCTGATTGATAAATATTTCCCACAAGTTGAGGCTGGTGTAAGACCATTTGGATCTCGCGTTCTTGTGCAGATCCGTGGCGCAAAGACAATGACCGCTGGCGGAATTATTATCACTGATAATTTGAAAGACACTGAGCGCGACAATACGTCGGTCGCAAAGGTTCTCGCCGTCGGGCCGCTTGCTTATAAGAATCGCAATACCCTTGAATCTTGGGCTGAGGGCAAATGGTGCTCTGAAGGCGAGTTCGTGTTTATCCCAAAATATGGTGGGTTGCGCTGGGAAGTATCAATCCCCAAAGGTGTCGAAGCCTTTGATGATAAAGTACAATTTGCCATTATTGATGATCTGAACGTGATTGGCGCAGTTGATGATCCACTCACAATCAAGTCATTTATCTAAGGAGGGTGACATGACACCTACTGAAAAAGCAGAAGCTCAGGAAAACGAAGACTATGAAATCATCGAAGGAAACCCGCCCGAAGGCGAGCAAGAAGACGAGCAAGAAGGCCCAGACCATGACGAAGGCCAAGACGAGCGCCTCTCAGAAACCCTCGCGCACGAAGAAGAAGAGCGCCGAGCCCACAAGCGCGAAGAGCGCAAACGTCGCAAGCAAAAGCAACAGTTCGCCCGCGACAAAACACGAGAAGAAATGCAATGGCTCATCGAGCAAAATCGAAACCTTGCAGCCCGACTCGAAAGCATCGAAAACCAAACCCTTACCTTCCATAAGGGCTCTTTGGACCAAAATTATTCAGCGGCTCTCCAGCAAGTAAGTGTTGCCGAGCAGGCTTTGGCCAAGGCAATTGAGACAGGAAACGGGGCGCAAGTCCCAGAGCTTTTGCGTGCTCGTGACCGCGCAATGGCTCAGGCAGCAGAAATTAACCGAGCCAAGCAAACTGTTGAAGCACCGCGCCAGCAGAGCATGGATTCCCTCGCGTTAAGTCGTGCTAAATCTTGGGCAGCCGAGAACAATTGGTTCAAGCCAGATGGCAAGGACGCTGATTCGGCAGTCGTGAAAGCTCTCGATGAGAGCCTCATGGCGGAGGGGTTCAACCCTGCCACCCAAGATTATTGGGACGAGCTTACTGACCGCGCATCAAGATATTTACCACACCGCTTTGCAGATGGCGAAGATGTAGGGTATAATGATGCCGACATGGGTAAACCGAGCCGTCAAGGCCGTAAGAGCCCACCAGTTGGCGGATCGAGAGATCTGTCATCGGGTAAGCAAAAGTTTTATGTCAGCCCCGAACGCGTCGAAGCGATGAAGGAAGCTGGCATTTGGGATGATCCTGTTAGGCGGCAGCGCATGATACAGCGCTATGCAGAGCAGGATAAATTAAACCGCGCGGCACGCTAACAAGGAGCGAGCGACATGAAGAACACAAACGATGAACGACTGAAGAAATACACAGACCCTGCACGCCGTAGCCGCGCGATAGAAGATCGCGCTGTCACAGAGAGCAGAGAACTCTCCGATGATGATCGGGTCCAAATGTTTCGAGATTCGTTTTATCAAAGCGCGCTACCAGATTTGCCACCTATTCCTGGGTATCACGTCTGTTGGCTTAGTTCCACCAACCCTAGGGACTCCATTCAAGGCCGTTTCCGTTTAGGTTACGAGCCCGTCACCCCCGACGAAGTTCCTGGTTGGGAATACGCAACGCTCAAAACTGGCGAGTATGCTGGTATGATCGGTGTGAACGAGATGATCGCAGCAAAGTTGCCTATGCGACTTTATGCACGCCTCATGAGGGAAGCGCATCACGATGCGCCACAGCGTGAGGAAGGTCGGATCGCCGCAACTCTTGATGATATGGCATCAAGGGCAAAGGGTTCTAAGTCCAGAGTGATGGAAGAAGAGGGTATGTCTGATTTGCGTGATTCACCAGCCGAGCCGATTTTTAACCTAGATCGGTAAGGTATCACTCAACTTAGCAGAAGGAATCGAGAATGTCCTCGACCAATGCACCCTTCGGTCTGCGCACTGCGTATAGCCCCTCTGGGACTATCCGTGAGTTCGCAAGCACCATTGCAAGCGGATACTCATCCGACATCTACACAGGTCAGCCTGTGAAAATTGCAACTGATGGCACACTTCAAGCAGCTTCCGCTGGCGATTCATTCGTTGGCGCGTTCGCTGGTTGCCAGTATTTGCCAACAGGCGCACAACGCCCCGTGATCTCACCTAGCTGGCCTGCTAACACAGCAGCTACACAGATCATTGCTTACTACACAATGGATCCATACCTCGTGTATGAAATCCAAGCTGATGGTCCTGTGACCCAAGCTCAAGTTGGTGAGCAAGCAAACTTCACTAACGCTGCAAGCTCCAATGGTCTCGGTTATTCAACCGCTACTATGTCAGCTTCGACAGCTTCATCGGGCAACTATCAGCTCCGTGTTATTGGTATCGCTAACGAAATCAATAACGCTCCTGGTGATGCCTACACAATCGTACAGGTGCAAATTGCTAAGCATCAGTACGTTGCAACCGCTAACGCCTTCTAATAGGGAGATCCGATAATGGCAACTCCAATGCGCAGTACGGACTTCCGTTCCATCGTCGAGCCAATCCTCAATGAGGCGTTCGACGGCGTCTATGATCAACGCGCAGACGAATGGAAGCAGGTGTTCCGTGAAGAACGTGGTATTCCTCGTAACTACCACGAAGAGCCCGTCTTGTTTGGCTTCGGTGCAGCTCCTGAGCTCCCCGATGGCACAGCAGTGACATATCAATCAGGCGGCGTCTTGTTCATCAAGCGCTACCTCTACAAAGTGTACGGCTTGGCCTTCGCTCTCACCAAAGTTTTGGTGGAAGACGGCGACCATATCCGTATCGGTCAGACCTATGCTAAGCATCTTGCTCAGTCATTGGTTGAAACCAAAGAAACTTTGTCAGCCAACGTCCTGAATTATTCCTTCAATTCGGCATACGCAGGCGGTGACGGCAAGGCTCTTGTGGCTACTGACCATCCGATCGTGAGCGGCACTTTCTCAAATCAGCTTTCAACAGCTGCTGCTTTGTCTCAAACTTCACTTGAGCAAATCCTCATTCAGATCCGCAACGCAGTTGACAACAACGGCAAGCGTATCCGTTTGAATCCTGAGAAGCTTGTTGTTTCACCTTCAAACGTGTTCCAAGCAGAAGTGCTCTTGAAGAGCGTGCTCCGCGCTGGCACAGGCAACAACGACATCAACCCCGTTAAGTCAATGGGCTTGCTGTCTGGTGGCCAAGCCAACCTCAGCCGTCTGACTTCAACCACAGCTTGGTGGGTGCAAACAGACGCTCCAGAAGGCATGAAGTTGATGATGCGCCGTCCGCTCGAAAAGAGCATGGAAGGTGACTTCGAAACTGACTCAATGCGCTTCAAAGCAACTGAGCGTTATGACGTAAGCTGGACCGATCCACGCGCTGTGTTCGGTACACCTGGCGTCTAATGCCATCGAGGGGGGGCGTGAACTGCCCCCCTTTTTCCTTTAACTGGTCAACTTTTCAAGGAGAAGACCATGCCACAATATAGTGATGATCTCTGGCTCGGCGCTGCAACTGGCCCGCAGTCAAAAGGCTGGGCAGGTCCTGGCACAGTTTTCGCAGGCGTAGGCCCACTTGGCCGCGTTTATATTTATGACGCAGTTCCTGCCGCAATCGCAGCTACTGGCGTTTGCGCAGCTCAGGCTGTTTCAGCCGCTGGCAACGCTACAATCAACGGCACACTTGCTTCAGGCGGCGTTGCTACATTTGATTATGCACGCGCTGTTTCAGCCGTGTCAGCAAATGCTGGTGACACAACTCAAACAATCACAGTGTCTGGTACAGATTATTGGGGCCAAGCTCAGAGCGAGCTGATCTCCCTTAATGGTACAACAACTGTTTATGGCAAGAAGTCATTCAAGACAATCACTAAGGTTGCAGTTTCTGCATCTTTGGCTGGTAACTTGTCTGTTGGTAACTCAGACGTTTATGGCTTGCCCTACGCTGTTACAGACGCTGGCTATTTGCTCCGCACTGGCTGGGCAAATGCTGTTGCTGATAACGCTGGCACGTTCGTTGCTGCTGACGCAACTTCACCTGCAACAACAACCACAGGTGACGTTCGTGGCACATTCAAGCCAACGACTGCTGCAAACGGCACGAATCGCCTTGTTATTGCAATTGGCCTCACAGCTATCCAAGCTGGTCCAAATGCGACTCAAACAGGCGCAATCGGCGTAACTCCTGCCTAATGTAAAAAGGGCGGGGCAAGTCTCCGCCCAATCTCTTTAGGAGGATTAAATGGCTGACGTAGTAAATACACAAACACTGCTCGACGGCGAGCGCCTTGTTATCCAAAAATTCACCAACTTGTCTGACGGCACTGGTGAATCAAATGTTGTTAAAGTTCAACCCTCTACGCTTGCACCAAATTCTCTTGGTATTGCTTGCACTGGCGTTAAAATTAACAAGATGTGGGTTGCAACACAGGCAATGGCTGTTGAGATTAAATGGGATGCAACAACTCCCGTTTTGGCTTGGACTGTTCCCATCAACCGCTTTGATCAGTTGGATTTTGGCGAACATCTTGGCGGTCTTACAAACAATGCTGGCACAGGCGTGACAGGCAACATCACCTTTACAACAGTTGGTGCTGCGTCTGGATCTGCTTACTCGATTATCCTTGAGTGCATCAAAACTTACGGGTGATAAATGGGACGTTTTTGTATGGCTAAAGGTGGTTCAACTCCCGTCTATAAATCAGGCGGAGCTTGGACACGGGCTGAAGGTAAAAACCCAGAAGGCGGCTTGAACGAAAAAGGACGAGCTTCACTTCGCTCCCAAGGTCATGACATTAAACGTCCAGTGAGTGCTTCTGAAGCAAAGAAGAGTCCCGCAGCTGCTGCTAGACGGGATTCTTTCTGCGCTCGCATGAAGGGCATGAAAGCTAAATTAACTTCCGCAGAGACCGCGCGCGATCCTGATTCACGAATCAATAAATCTCTGAGAAAATGGGACTGCAATTGATGTCAAAAGGATTGCACTATGGGGAGTTTGAGTTCCCAAAAGAATTTGGCTTCCACGGCTCTTGCAGCTGCGATGGCGATGGTTACGCCAGCGGAGGCAAAGTTAAACCATTTTGGGACAAACCTGCCCCAAGTGGAAAGCACACAAAACTATCACCAAAACAAAAGGCCTCAGCAAAAGCCAGAGCCGCCGCTGCTGGACGTCCTTACCCCAACCTTGTTGATAATGCCGCAGCTGCTCGGCGTTAAGGAGAATGAAATGGCAATCCGCTATGTAAAAGATTTTGAGTTCCCAGCCGCTGCTGGTTACACAAAGAGCGCAACACCCGTTAAAGGGCAGATGTATGCTAAAGGTGGCGATGTTAAGTCCCCATCTAAAAAAATGGACCATAAAGAACATGGTCTCATGATTGTAATTGCTGAGGGCAAAAAGCCTGCTCATAAGGCAAAGGGCGGCATCGAATACGATGACAAAGGCAAAGATACATCAGTGCCCGTCCGTGACGTGAAGAGCGGCAAGGTTAAGCAATCTTGGGACGGCGAGTATGATAGCGAAGTCGCTAAGTCAAAGGCTATGAAAAAGGCTCATGGCGGCGAAGTAGCTAAGAACAAAGACATCGCTGGCAAGATGAACATGAAGCCATCGACAGCCAAGAAGGGCCACTTAGGTCTTAAAAAGGGCGGTCAGGCTGACGCTGAGGACATGGGATTATATGAAGATGGCAAGCCAGCTTCACGCGTTCCAGGCGCTCCATACGTTGATCAATCATCTACAACTCCAAAGGCAGCTTATGGCTCAGGACCATCAGCCGCTGATCGTCGTGCATTAAAATCATTAATTGATTCAAGCACATCTGACACTGATGGCGATGGATATGCTCGCGGTGGCAAGACAAAGAATTGGATTCAGGGCGCGATCAAACATCCTGGCGCTTTGCATAAAGCACTTGGCGTTAAGAAGGGCGAGAAAATTCCTGCCGCTAAACTTGAGAAAGCCACGCACAGCAAGAATCCAACACTTGCTAAGCGCGCTCGTCTTGCTGAGACCTTAAAGGGTATGCACAAAGCAAAGGGCGGCAAAGTTGATCATTGGGAAGGATCCGCAAAGGACGAAGCTCAAGATAAAAAACTTGCTAAAAAGCACCACATGACGATGGAAGCTTGGGAAAAGTCCAGCATGGACAAAAAGCACGACAAGCAGCATTCCATGAAGGGCCTCAAGAAGGGCGGCGAAATGCACTACGCAGACGGCGGCATGGCAACTCCCATGCAACGTATGCCTATGGCACGTCCCTCGATGACACGCGCTGCTATGAATCGTGGCGTGCCAGCTGCTAACATGGCCCCAATGGTTCAGGGCGCAGCGCCAGTAAATCCTGGCATTGGTCAAACACGCCCTGCTATGCGTCCTAATGTTGGGGCAATTCGTTCTGCCTTGGCTCGTGTTGCCTCTCAAGCTACGCCAGCAAATGCGCCCACCAACATGAAACGCGGTGGGAAAATGTCTGGCCGAGATAAATCATCGAAGTGTTAGCACTTCCAAATAATCTGGCTCGTCGGTATAATGTAATCCTCACGGGGTTTGCTGTATCGGCGGGCCAAATTTTTATAAGGGCAATCTCGTGGCGGTCTCTGGCACTATTTCCAAAACTGTATTTCAAACGCGGAAAGTCATAGATCATGCTTTCCGTCGCTGCCGTATGCAGCCTCAGCAAATTACTTCAGAGCTAATTGATACAGCTAAAGATAATCTGTATTTAATGTTAAGCTCTTTGGCTAATCAGGGCTTCCCTCTCTGGTGTATCGAGAAAGATATTTTGCCCGTTTATCTCGGTCAGCAAAATGCTTATCCGCCAGATGGCACTGTTGATATTCTCAACGCCAACTATCGCTGGTTGAGCCGTCAGAATGGTCCAGTGCAATATTCAACACCTGGTGGCATTCCCACATTTGCTTTTGATAGCGATTGGGACACGTCTTGTGCGCAGACAGGACCGAACGGGAATATTGAGATCTCCTATATCGGTGCTGATCCAAATAATCCACAGTCTCCAGTGCAGGTAACGACGATAGGCGTCCTTATGGCCACGACTGGTTCCTTCAACATTGTGTTTGAAGTATCGAACGATGGCGTGACATGGGTCGAGGTGTTAGCGCCTGGTCCTACTGATTATGTTGCTTACAACTGGCAATGGTATGATTTTGAGCAATCAGTGCCAACAAACTATTTTAGAATGCGTGAAACAGGCGGGAACACTCTGAATGTTGTCGAGATGTATGCCGCGAATAACCCAACAGAAATTCCAATGGCTCGTATGAATCGAGACGATTGGACAAATTTACCCAACAAAACTTTCCAAGGTAGGCCACTTCAATATTGGCTAGATCGTCAGCGCGATAACCCAATTATGCGTTTATGGCCAGTCACGGATCAGACATCAATGTATGGCCAGCTCGTTATATGGCGCGAACGCTATATTATGGACGTCGGTACATTAACTGAAACGCTCGACATCCCGCAGCGCTGGTATGAGGCAGTCGTGTGGCAGCTGGCATGGCGAATCGCGCAGGAAATGCCTGATTTTGATCCGTCATTATTGCCTTCGATCAAGTCAACAGCCGACGAAGCACTCATGCTTGCGCAGGCAGAAGAGCGCGACAAATCGCCAATTTACTTCCAAGCTAACATCAGTCCGTACACACGATGAGTCTTTTTTACGATCCAACAGGTAAAGGCACATACGGGATAGGCATTTGCGCTCGTTGTCAGCGCAAGATGTCGCTCGATGACCTTATGTCGGATCCTAATTATCCAGGACTTCGTGTTTGCGTTGAAGATCTCGATCAATTTGATCCATATCGTCTTGCCGCTCGTCAGCCTGAGCGCATTACTTTGGATTACCCTCGTCCTGATGTCCCGATTGCGCTTAATCCTCTCGGCACAATCTCACAAGACAGCGATGAGTTTATTATTAACGATAATGGCGAGGATTATCTCTATCCATGACCAATAATCCTCGCGTCCCGACAAATCTTATTCCAACAAAGATTACTCAGTTGCCTTTGGCAGATGCGCCAAAGTCAACCGATTCGACAATTATTGTTCAGGACGGGATTACAAAACGCGCAACCTTTGGCGAGTTTTTACAATATATCGGCCCCACAGGACCGACTGGCGCGACAGGACCGACAGGCCCTCAATCAACAGTAGCTGGGCCAACAGGACCGACAGGACCGCAAGGTCAGAGCGGCAACCAAGGTGTCACTGGACCAACTGGCCCGACTGGTGTTGCTGGGCCAACAGGTCCAACTGGCGACACAGGTCATGTCGGCGCGACGGGGCCAACAGGTCCAACAGGATCTCAAGGTCAGCTCGGCCCGACAGGTAATGCTGGCCCAACAGGTCCAACAGGTAATGTCGGCCCGACTGGTCCAACAGGTGCTCAGGGCATACAAGGACCGACTGGTCCAACAGGCCCGACGGGTTCGCAAGGTATTCAAGGCCCGATCGGCCCGACTGGCCCTACTGGCGCTCAAGGTAATCAAGGTATAGTTGGCCCTACAGGTCCAACTGGTCCTACAGGCGCGCAAGGTATTCAGGGCATTACAGGCCCGACAGGTCCAACAGGCGCTCAGGGTGTTATAGGCCCGACTGGCCCGACTGGCCCGACAGGTGCACAGGGTATTATCGGCCCAACAGGACCGACTGGACCGACTGGCTCTCAAGGCCCGCAGGGAACGTCAATAAATATTAAAGGCACAGTCCCTACGCCTGCGGATCTGCCTCCGACGGGCAATAACCCCAACGACGCTTACATTGTGGCAAGCAATGGGGATCTCTACGTTTGGACTGGCTCTGTATGGAATAACGTCGGTGAGATTGTCGGACCTATGGGGCCGACTGGTTCTCAGGGTCCGACGGGACCAACTGGATCCACAGGCGCGACAGGCTCAACTGGGCCGACTGGGCCAACAGGCCCCACGGGTCCAACAGGATCAACTGGCGCAATCGGACCAACTGGCCCCACAGGGCCAACTGGCGCTCAAGGTATTCAAGGTGTCACAGGACCAACTGGGCCCACTGGACCTACGGGATCACAAGGCATTCAGGGTCCAATTGGCCCAACTGGACCAACAGGGCCTACTGGCTCGCAAGGCATAACTGGACCTACGGGTGCGACTGGACCGACAGGTCCAACAGGTGCTGCGTCAACTGTGGCTGGCCCCACTGGCCCTACTGGCTCGATTGGTAACACTGGTCCGACTGGACCTACGGGTGCGACTGGCGCAACTGGCGCTGGCGGTGCATTGGGTTATTATGGATCATTTTATGATACGACTAATCAAACAGCATCGAGCACGACAACTGCTTACATAGTTAATATTGGAAGCCAATTTGAAGCAAATGGCGTAAGTATTGTTTCAGGCAACCAAATTAAATTTACTTATGCAGGTACATATAACGTCCAATATTCAATCCAATTTGTAAATTCAGATGCAAATTCTGATAATGTGGATGTTTGGTTACGCAAAAATGGATCGGATGTTGCTGACAGCAATTCAGTTTACAATGTTCCTGGCACTTCGCATGGCGGATCAGCTGCGCTCATTGCAGCTATAAATTATGTGTTAACTGTAAGCGCTGGTGATTATTTACAACTTGCTTGGGCCGTATCATCGACATCTATTTCAATTCAAACATTAAGCGCTCAATCGTCACCGACAGTTCCAGTAACGCCAGGCGTCATAGTTACAGCACAGCAAGTGATGTATACTCAGCTAGGCCCGACAGGTCCGACTGGCCCAACTGGATCGAATGGATCAACTGGACCTACTGGCCCAACTGGTCCTACGGGCGCGTCATCAAGTGTTGCTGGTCCAACAGGCCCGACAGGTCCGACTGGCGCACAAGGTACGGCTGGTACGAATGGGCCGACTGGGC